ACCGCCGATGGGGCATCACGCTCGCGCGGCATTCCATGAAATCTTCACGCACCTCGCAGACTCGTTTGCTCGGCTCGCAAGCTCGCCTGGCGTTGCCGACGGTGGGCCACGCTCCCGTTGGTCGATCATCGGAAGGGCCGTGAGGGTGGAAGAGGGTGCCCTCACCCGGCGAACCACGAACTTCGTTCGTGTTCGCTGAACTTTCCGAAATCTGTACGCAACTCGCAGACTCGTTTGCTCGGCTCGCAAGCTCGCCTAGTGCCCTGGACAAGGAGAGGCATTCGGGAACAGCGGCGAGCCGAAGGGCGCGAGCGGTCGTGAGGAGAAGCGTGCGAGGCGTCCGGAATAATTCGATAGCACAAGATGGGGGGCGACGGCAGTCATGGGACGTTCGATTCTCGTTCATCAGAAAAGCGACTGAGATCCGGAGAGCGATGAATTGACTATGAAGTGGGTACAGGACGCCCTGACGGGCAAGGACAACCTGACATACGACGCGGCGCGAATCGTCGGCGTGGCGGGGGCGGCCGCGTATATCGGATTCTGGATCGCGGCGGTCTTCGATCTTGGCCATTTCAGCGGCTCCGACGCGGCGGCCTACGGCGCCGGCCTGGCGACGGTGGTGCTGTCGATGTCGGGCGCGGTGAAGCTGAAGGAATCGGCGGAGCCGGAGGCGCAGGTCCATAGTTGAACAGAGACCATGCGCCGCGGCCGGCCGCACGCTCGCTGAGTATTTCACTGAGTAGTTCGCAATACCTCGGAACAATGCCGACAGGAGGAACAATCGGGCTCGCAGAACAGTATTTTGCGCACCGCCAACCTGACGCTTGGAGAAATGAGGCTGACGGAGATGGAGATGACCGCCGGTGGTATCGGGGCGAAATCGATTGGACATGGGAGTGGCGGCGCGGCGCCGCGCTGGAAGCGGAGCGCATCCGCAACGGGGACCAACAAGGCATGAGCTGGGAAGCGGTGGCGACATTCGCGCTTTCGTTCGTGACCCTGGTGGGGCTCAACCTGGGAGCGATCCGCTGGCTGCTGACGCGCAACGAGGCGGAGATGGGCAAACGGCTCAATGACATGAAGCGCGAGGGCAGCGAGTTCTCGCACGAACTGGAGCGCGAGCTGCTGCAACTGAAGGCGCAGTTGCCGGTGGAATACGTGCGGCGCGAGGACTGGATCCGCTTCAGCAACACCCTGGAAGCCAAGATCGACGCGATGCGGGCGGAAGTACGCGCGGAGATTGCGGACCTGCGGACGCGGATCTATCAGCGAGGCGGCCGGAGTACACCGGCGCCGGAAGGCGTGGCATGAGCGGCGGAACCATGGACCTTGAACAAAAGCAGCGTGAAGAGGCGCGGTGGCGGATTCTGCGGGTGCTCGATGCGGGGCGTCCGATAGCGGTGTCGGAGAATATCGTGTGGCGGGTGCTGCACGACATCCGGCTGCCGATGACGATCACCGGCGTGCGCCGCGAAATCGATTACCTGAGAAACCTGGGGCTGGCCGAGATCGAGGGGCAGGAAACCGGGACCTGGTTCGCGAAGCTGACGGCGCATGGAGTCGACGTCGTCGAGTACACGCGCGAAGCGCCACCGGGCGTGGCGCGGCCGCGGAAGTACTGGTGAGCGGCGTGGCGATGGACAAGGCCGGTAAATCGAAACGTACCTACCAATCCGACAAGATTCGGAGCCTGCCGGCAGACGTACGCAAGGAACTGGACCGGCGGATAGCCGATCGCAACTTCAACAGCTATCGCGAGTTGAAGGTCTGGCTGGTCCAGCATGGCTGCCAGATAGGTTCAGTGAGCGTGCGGCGCTATGCGGTCAAGCTCGAACGAAAGCTTGAAGCGGTGCGGCTGGCGACGGAACAGGCGCGCGCGGTGGTCGAGGCCACAGAGGACGACGACGTCGACCTCAACGAAGCGCTCTTGCGCCTGGTGCAGCAGCATCTGTTCACCGTGCTGGTCGAACTGAATGGAGCCGAGCTCACGCGGGTGAACCTGCCGGCGCTGGCGCGCAGCGTCGCCGCGCTCGGGCGAGCGTCGATTCTGCAGCAGAAATTCGCCGCGCAGATGAAGGCGAAGATTGACGAGAAGATCGCCGTGGCGCAGAAAGCCGTGGCGGAGGCTGAGACGCGCGGGCTCACCGATGAGGGAGTCGCGCAAATCAAGCGCGTGTTAATGGAAATAACTGAGTAACAGAACGGATCGGAGCGAGTGAGTAATGAGCCCCAGACAGAACGATAATCAGCGGGAGCACAAGGAAATACTGTTGCCCTACCAGATCCGGTGGCTGGCCGACGAGTCGCCGGTAAAGGTGGCGGAGAAGTCGCGGCGAATCGGACTGACCTGGACCGAGGCGGCCGACAGCGCACTGAAGGCCTCCGCGCGCAAGGGTATGGACACCTGGTACCTGGGCTACAACCGCGACATGGCGCTGGAGTTCGTCGAAACAGCGTCGGCGTGGGCGCGCCAGTTCAACAAGGCGGCGCGGGCGATCGAGGAAATTGCGATCGACGATGAACGGCGCGACATCCTGGCGTACCGGATTCGCTTCAGCTCCGGGCACAAGATTGTGGCGTTATCGTCGCGGCCGTCGAACCTGCGCGGCAAGCAGGGCCGGGCGGTAATCGACGAAGCGGCGTTTCACGACGATCTGAAGGGGCTGCTCAAGGCAGCGCTGGCGTTCACGATGTGGGGCGGTTGCGTGCGCGTGATTTCAACGCATAACGGTGCGAATAGCACGTTCAATGAACTAGTTAATGAGATTCGCGCGGGCCGCAAACCATACTCGCTGCATCGGGTGACGCTCGATGACGCGATCGCCGACGGTTTATATCATCGGATATGCACGAAGCTCGGCCAGAAGTGGTCGAGCGCGGGAGAAGCGGACTGGCGGGCGCGGATTTTCCAGGAGTACGGCGAGGACGCGGAGGAGGAATTACTGTGCGTTCCACGGGCGAGCGGCGGCGCTTTCCTGTCGTCGGTGCTGATCGAGGGACGGATGCGCGAGGGTGCCCCGGTGATCCGATGGGAGATGCCGGAGGAATTCGCGGGCCGGCCGGAGAGCGAACGAACGCGGGTGGCGCAGGACTTCTGCGAAGAGCAGATTGCACCGCGGCTGGAGACGCTCGATGGCGCGGCGATGTCGTTCGTGGGCGAGGATTTCGGACGATCGGGCGACCTGACGGTGATCTGGCCGCTGCAACTGAAGGGCAACACGGTCAGGCGAACGCCGTTCGTGATCGAGCTGCGCAATATACCATTTCGGCAACAGGAGCAGGTGCTGTTTTACGTAACAGACCGGCTACCGCGCTTCGTGGCGGGCGCGATGGACGCGCGCGGGAACGGGCAATACCTGGCGGAAACGGCGATGCAGCGGTACGGGTCGCGGATCAGGCAGGTGATGCTTTCGACCGAGTGGTATCGCGAGAACATGCCGCGCTACAAGGCGGCGTTCGAGGACGGGATGATCGAAATACCGCGGGACGCGGAAATCCTCGCGGACCATCGCGCACTGGTGATGGAGCAGGGAGTGGTGCGCGTGCCCGAACGGCGCACGGCCACGGTGGCGGGCAAGCCGCGGCATGGCGACGCGGCGATTGCGGGGGCGCTGGCGTACTTCGCGAGCCAGATGGAGGTCGCGCAGATTGCGTACCATCCGGCGGCGCGCGCGCGGCCGTTCGCGGAGGCTAATGCGGGCGCGATGCGCACACGAGCCGACGACGAGACGGACGCGCGAGCCGGGCGGCGCGGACGTTTCGGCATCCATGCGGGCGCATGGTGAGTGCGGTGCGGCATGGAATGCGGGCGCCTCGGAGCACGATCGCGATGCTCGATCGTCGGAAGGGTGGAGGAGACTGCCCTCACCCTCGCGCGCTGCGCGCGCTCGACCTCTCCGAGATCTTTACGCAGCTCGCAGACTCCTTCTTGTGAACGCAGCTCGCGGACTCGCCTGCTCGCTTCGCTTTGCTTCGCTGGTGTGCTCGGCTCGCAGGCTCGCCTAGTCCTCTGGACAAGGAGAGGTGTTCGGAGGGAGCACAGACCAGACAGCGGCGGGATGCACGCGATCAGTGAGAGGTTCCCCGCAGGCAAACAGATTCAGGGCGCTCTCTCTTAACGATGACAATCCCCGGACCGGGCAGATCGTGATACTCAGTCCGGCAGACTGAGTAGTGCGGAGCATACAATGACACTTTACGACGCGTACGGGCGGGAAGTCGATACGGCACGACTCAGGGAAGAACAGGCGGCGCCGACGATGGCCGGCGTGCGGAATATCTACTCGGTGATGCATCCGTCGGCCGGGCTGACACCGGAGAAGCTGGCGGCAATTCTGCGGCAGGCGGAAGTTGGCGACCCGTTCCTGTACCTGGAGCTGGCCGAGGAGATGGAGGAAAAAGACCTGCATTACCTGGCGGTGCTGGGGACGCGCAAGGAATCGATCGCGGGCTTGCAGATCATGGTGCGGCCGGCCTCGGGCGAAAAGGAGGACGTGCGCATCGCCGAGATGGTGCGCGAGCTGCTGCTCGGCGGGAC